CAAGCAGAGGAACGCATAGAACTCGAAAAGGATTCGGTAGCCCGTGCTGAAAACATATATTGGTTAGCTAAACATAGATACCAAAAATTAGTTAACGCTGATGCAGATGAGGACATCATTAAAAAAGCGAGAGAAAACGCAGTTGAGGCACGTGAGGTTTTAACTAAGGAACGTGATGATTTAAAAGCTGCCTTAATTGACAAGAAAGAAATTGTTAGAGCCAATAACGTTGAAGCGGTTAAAGAACGCAAAGAAGACTCTGATAATCTTAAAGACAAAGTTGAAGAGGATTTACAAACAATCAAGGACAACCTAAAAGATGCTCGTGATGTTCAGTTGAGCGAATATGAAAAGCAAAAGAAGGATATTGAAGAAAAGTACGATGCGCAAATTGCTCTTGCTAAGAAGTATCACAAATCAACTGTAGACCTTGAGAAAGCTAAGAACAAAGAACTTGCAGACTTAGAAGCAACTCAAGTAGATTTAACTCGTGGTGGTGAGGCTAAAAAACTTGAGGTACGTATTCAAACTATTAAAAAGACTGAGCAATTTCAACAAATTGAAAAGAAAGGTTTAGTAGGTGTTGCTGAAGTTAGGCAACAAACATACGAAATAGAGAAATCTATTAGTGATAAGAAAAAGAAAGAGCAAGAAGATGCTTTAACCGCTACTGCAAGTACACTTGGACAAATTGCAGACTTATTTGGAAAGCAAACGGCAGCAGGTAAGGCAGCGGCAATTGCAGAGGCTACTATTCAAACATTCTTGTCTGCTCAAAAAGCATATAGTTCAACTGTGGGCATACCAGTTGTAGGCCCTGTACTTGCACCTATCAACGCAGGTTTAGCCATTGCTGCAGGTATTAAAAACATCCAAGCTATTACGGCAGTACAAACTCCCGATGGCGGTGGTGGCGGAAGTAGTAGCGTTAGCAATTCATTTGCATCCGCAACTCCTCAAGCACCAAATTTTAATGTCGTAGGTAACTCAGGATTCAATCAGTTGGCACAAATCCAACAACAACCAATCCAAGCGTATGTTGTGAGTGGTGAGGTAACATCAGCACAGGCACTTGACCGCAACCGAATTAAAAACGCAACATTGTAACACATTTTAACTTTTTGAATTATGACAACTCTCGAATTAATCATTGACGAAAAAGACTTCCAAAGCGGAATAAATGCGGTATCCGTAGTGGAAAGTCCTGCCATAGAGGAGAACTTTGTAGCCTTAGCAAAACACGAAGTAGAACTCAAAGAAATTGACACCGAGAAACGTATCCTTATGGGTGCTGCCTTGATTCCGAACAAGAAGATTTACCGCAGAAACAAAGAGGAGGAGTTTTATATCTACTTTTCTGAAGACACCGTGCGTAAAGCTATGGAATTATTCTTCAAAAAAGGAAACCAAAACAACGCTACCTACGAACACAAAGACGCTATCAAAGGAATGAGTGTAGTAGAATCGTGGCTAATTGAAGACGAAAAGATGGACAAAAGCCAGTTGTACGGATTCAACCTACCAAAAGGAACGTGGATGATTTCTATGAAGGTAGACAACGATGAGGTTTGGCAAGATGTAAAAGAAGGCAAGGTAAAAGGATTCTCAATTGAGGGATACTTCGCTGACAAGATGCCTGACTCACCTCGTGAGGAGCAAGAGAAACACGCAATTATCGAACAACTTAAAGACTTATTAAAATAAAAACGATGAACAATATCCTAAACAAAATTGCTCAAATGGAGCGTAACGCAGCAGAGATTAAAGGTGTAGAACTCGCTAAACACGAAGTAGAGTTAAGTATTGCAGATGATTCAAAACAATTAATCAATAAGTACTATGGTTTGACTGATACAATTAATTCTAAATATTCTGCTATTAGTAAAGAGATTAGAACGCTAACTGATAAAATAGATGAAGCGGTTAAATTGTCAGATGAAATGCCAAAAGTAATTAATAAATATGAGCAGCTCGCTAAAGAAATAGGTGTTAATGTGGATAATATTCAAGAACTAAAAGATATGAAACTGGCTATAAAAGATGTAAATCAATATAAATCATTATCTACTAAATTAAAAGCATTATAATATGAAATTTAAAACACCAAGTAAAGCAAGTCCTCGTGAGGGTTCAAGAAGAGGCTGCCTATGTTCAAACGGAACTTACTCAACCAAATGTTGTGATGGAAGTTTAGAGGCACAAGGCATCGGAAAGACGGAAGGAACAGGAAACAATGTTACTGCAACTGAAGTAAACGGAGTGAGAACTATCGTACGTCAAAACGGATAAAAACGCAACAAATCAAATCTAAATACTTGAAACATTATGAACACTACAAAATCAGTTTACAACAAGTTGTTTAAAGAAGAGGTTACGGAGCTTGCTTCTCATCAAGTTGAATTAGCGAGTGCAACGGATTTGCCTAAACTATATGGCAATGCAGTATCCATGAATAAAGATATTTATGGAGATACTTTTCGTAGAGTTGATGCGTTAAAAGCAGTTTTAAAAAAGAAAGAAGATGATGCAATTAAAATGATTGCAGATGTTGATGGAGCAATGATTGATTTCGCTAAAAAAGCTAAAGATTTAGGAATTGACCCAAAAACTGCTCCACTTTACAGCGATGCCAAAAAAGAATTAGACGATTTATATAAAGGAGTGAAACTCGTACAAACATTCCTTAACGGTTTAAATAAATAAAAACAAATGAACGAAAAATCAATTTTAAACAAAGTCCGCACACTTTTAGGTTTAGAAGTGAAGTTGGAAACTATGCGCCTTTCTGATGGTGTATCTATGCTTGAAGCAGAAGTATTCGAAGCAGGTCAACCTGTATTCATCCTAACTGAAGACGAACAACGCATCGCACTTCCTGTAGGTGAGTATGAACTTGAGGATGGTCGCATCTTGGTAGTTATCGAAGAAGGCGTTATCGCTGACGTTCGTGAAGCTGCTGAGCCTGAAGTAGAGGTAGAAGTAGAAGACGAAGTAGAAACAGGTAAAATGCCTGAAGAAGAAATGGCACAAGAGCCTGCTGCACCTACTGCAAAGAAAATCATTGAATCAGTAACTAAGGAATCTTTCTTTAGCGAAATCGAAGCCTTGAAAAAAGAAAACGAAGAGTTAAAGGCACAACTCGAATTGTCAAAAACTGAAGTTGCAGAAGAAGTTGCACCAGTTGAATTGAGCGAAGAGCCTAAACCTATTTCATTCAACCCTGAAAACGAAACTAAAGTAGAAGCGTTCAAAGTATCTAAGAACCGTCAACGTTCTACAATGGATTCAATCCTTGAAAAATTCAACAATATTTAATAACTAAAAAACAAAAAAATGAGTACAACATTCACATCCGTGTCTAACGATGTTTTGCGTCAAGTAGGCGTAATTGAAACATTGACAGGTGCAACAACTTTAACTGCTGAAGATAGCGGTAAAGTATTTATTCTTAACGCTGCTGCAGGTGCGCAAGTTACACTTCCTGCCGTTGCTGACGCTTCAGGACATCAATACCGTTTTGTTGTAGGTGCTTTATTTGCAACTACTGCTTGGACTATCAAAGCTGCTTCTAACAAAATCCAAGGTGGTGTTATCGTAAATAGCGTTAACGTACCTGCTGCTGACGAAAACACGATTACTTTCTCTGCTTCTGCTGATACAATCGGTGACTTCGTAGAATTAAACTGCGACGGTACAAACTGGTATGTTTTCGGTCTTGGAACTTCTGCAGGCGCAATCACATTAACTGTAGTATAAACAAACTTAAATAATTAAATAAAATGGAAAAAATTAATCTTTCGACTACTCAAAGCATCAGCACAACATATGCTGGCGAGTTTGCAGGTAAGTACATCGCAGCAGCTTTATTGTCTGCTCCAACCCTTGACAAAGGCGGTATCACTATCATGCCTAACGTCAAATATAAGCAGGTAATTAAGCGTGTGGCTACAGATGACATCATCCGTAACGCATCTTGCGATTTCGACCCTACATCTACAATCACTTTGACTGAGCGTATTCTTCAGCCTGAGTCTTTCCAAGTTAACTTACAACTTTGTAAAACTGACTTCC